TGTCTTACTAAATGTGTACAGTATCTTTTTATATTGTCATAGTCTTCACTTTGCATAATTTCTCTACAACGCATCTCGACAGATAATTGCAACTCTGGTGGTGCTTCCTCTATCTCTATGTTGAGAAATTTTTTAAGGTTCATTTACTTGGAAATAATTGTTTTTCAAGAATATCAACAGCCCTATCATCAAGAGTATTTGTTGTTTGTTTACAAATAGCTCTTAATAAATCAACTACAAGACGTTTTACAGTAGTAGTTGTAAGAAATGTCATTAAGATTGGTTTTAAAATTTTAATCATAATTTATTGTGTTACTTTCCAAACATAACAGTATTTGCTACATTTGGCACATACTACCCTTAAGCGGTGGTCATCTCTTCTTAACTGGGTAGTATTTTATGGCAGAAGAACAAGAAGAAAAAGAAGGTACTGATTGGGGCGAAATCTTTGGTCATGCTGTTCGATTTATGATTCTTTGCTGGTCTTTGGCAATGATGACTCTCGGATATATGGACAAGATTCGTAATGATGGTGCGTTTTT